CAGCGATGATAACGCTACGCCTTGCTTGCCTTGTAAGTCCTGTGTCTGTAACACATGCTCTATACCTGCTAGTACGGCGCGCTCCAAAGTCTTGTATTTGTCATGCTGTCGGGCGACGCCCCGATATGATACCTCGTAATAGGTGGGCTGGTCACGCACATCGAAGCGATTGCCGGGATAACTCATGTCGTCGTAGCGTGGTATATGCGTCGGGTTTGTAACAGTTGTTTTTGTATTCACGATAGTCTCCAGTTTGTAACAGTTGTTTTTACAACGGTTGTAAGCGATTTGGACATGGCGGACATTGCCACCACTATTGTGGCATTGAAACATCAATAGAATCAAGGGCGATGTGAGCAATGTCTTCAATGTCCATGTTTCTCAGGGTAGGGACAGGTAAGGGAGAGGGGATGTGGGGTTTTACGAGTGAGCCAAACACGCCCACTCTAAGAAACTCTCCATACAGTTGTACCCTGTGGACATTGGACATTGAAGACATTGATACATAAGTATGTATATATAAAGGCTTTTCAATGCCCAACCAATGTCCAAGTGTCGAGCAATGTCCAAATCAGGGTACGCGCTGATGATAACGCCTTGCCCAAAGCCCCACATAATGACAGGTTTGAAAACAACTGTGTCAAAGTACAACGGTTGTAACTCTGAAAGCATGTTGGGCTTTGAGGTCGCGCCCCAAGGCAAAAAAGGGGAGCGCCGAAGCGCCCCCCAAGCATGAATGCTACTTGATCGTAATGCTGTGCTTTTTACAAAGGTTGTAAAGCGCACGTTTCAAAGCAGCATTGTCGCCAGTGTTGTTGATCGCCTGCGTCATACCTACGGCAAGTTTCTGTGCAGGTGTTTGAGACTTGCTGTCTTTCTTTCCGCGTGTCTCAAAGAACTCAGCGGCGATAAGCCCGGCATCGGTCGCAGTTTCACATTGCGGAATCTCGCGGGCAATCTTCACAAAATGCTCGCGACGCAATTCGCCGAACTCCCTGCGGAATGTCTTGGTCGCAGTTTCCAGTCCGGTGTATGAAAGCATGATCGCCTTAATTTCCGAACGGCGAGCGCCTTCCGAACTGGTACCCTTCCAGCTTGCACTATCCGCCACGTTGTCCTGTACGCGGGTAATGTCTGCTGCATCTATATCTAGGGAACCACCGAAGGCATCGTGACATGCTGCGGCAATGTTGCTCGCCGACTCTACGAACGTATTAGAGACTGCGCTAGTCAATCCCGTAATCGCGTTGCTTACTTTCTTCAGTGCTGTTGCTGTACTCATTGTGATACTCCTGTTTACAACGGTTGTAAGATGTGGGGCGTATCCCCTCATCCCTCATATAACGCGAGCGTGGAAGCTGACAGGCTGGAAGGGGGGGGCGTACCGGGCCGAGGGGGTGCCGGGGGCCGGGCGTGTATTAGGTAGTTCACATACACAACCTCTGATATATAGAGTGGGCTTTAATAACACATCTGTATTTCCTAATACGACAATACAACTGCATATATAGAGTGGGCGTTTTTCCCACATGGATGTAAAATGGCCGTTAAATGGCCGTTAAAATGGCCGGATAAAAATATCCTTGCCAAAACTGCATTAGTGTGCGTTAATGCCCCACACCCCAACAATCCACACACAAGGAGCAAGCATGGAAACGTCCCACGATATTACCGACGACTCAGGACTCGATCTCGACATGAGCGAGGAAAGCGGCCTGACCGAGTTGGAGAAAAACGCCGACGCGGAAGCGGAAGCATCACGGGAAGATCGCGGCACGGACTCTGAATCCGACGCAGCGGCGCTGGCTGAAGAAGTCGGCGCGGAGACATCTGACCCCGAGACGCCAACCGAAGACGAGTTGGAAGAAGTCGATTCTGCACCCGAACCCCCTCTGCGGTGTGGGGTCGTACCCGGAACGCAATCCAACCTCGGCTCTCGACACCAACGGCAGAACCGCCAGCGTGGACGTTGAGATAGAGCGGATCGGCAATAAGACCGAGGCCATCCACACCTGCGCCCAAGTCGCGCATCCTATTATTGGATTCGTCGTTCAAGACGAGCAGGGGTGGTTGGCCCTTCCACGCCGGGCAACAATTCCGCCCAGTACAGAGCGGTCCCGGCACGATGCTATAGACTACGTAAGGAGATCAGCTTGAAGTACGTGATGATCGTGATGTATCTCGCAATGGGTGCTGACGGAGAATTACAGCACACCAAATTTGAAATGGACTTCGACAATCGAGCGGCATGTTTTGCGGCTCTTGAAGAAACAGAGGCTAAGGTGATGTCCCGCGTCGAGGCTCGCGCACTCACTCTGAGTTGCAGGCCGAAAAATCCATTGGACGTTACAATGAGTTGGGCCGACTTCATGGACGATGGAACTCGTGTCGCGGCAGAATAGTCCTTGGCCCGAGCCATATAATCCCGAACATCTTTTCGCCAGTGCGCTTTTGGCACATGGGCCGTTGCCGGGAGGTGGATGGTCTGTGACCAGACTGCCCGGTGGACAGGCCCGTTACGTTACTCCGAGGAGCAGGGAGGCGAAACGGTTCGTGAAGGATGTTGTGAAGATGTTCGCCGAGGACGTGCGCAAGCGGTACGCGGTTAAGAAATGGTCGCCGCATCACTGTGAGCAGGTTGCCCGGAGTTGGAAGAATTTATTTCTGCTCTGGGTATGGGAGAAGATCGATGAGTGAGGAACCAGCGGATTACAAGGTGCAGTTGAAAGTCAGCGCGTACGCGGACAGAACGCACCAGAGCGAGATAGCGGTATATGGGGCAGCGGTGAAATTCGTTGCCTACTGGCTACAAAAGCAGAACGGAGTTATGGATATGGACACAGAAGCTCTGTTCGATGAATTCAAACAAAATGTCTGTACGGCCATGATGGGGCCAACAGGAGGGACAGGGTAATGGGATGGCTACAAAACTTAATGACTCAATTCGCGGAAGCGTTCAGGTGGTTCTACATCTTACAGCCGTGGGAGCAGGCGTTGCGCGTGAGATGTGGGAAGCATATCCAGTTACACGCGGGCGGTTTGCATTTCAAAGTGCCCTACATCGATTTCATATTCAAACAAAATACGCGACTGAGAATTTCGGATGTACCTGCTCAGACAATTACAACTTTAGACGCTCGCACTATAACGCTTTCGGGGGCTTTGCAATATCGTGTTGCCGACATTACACCGCTGTTTACGAAGTTGCACATGGCGGAGAACACCATCGCTCAAGAATGCCAAGCAATCCTAACGGGGTATATCGCTTGGAACGAATTCAAGGAGTGCGATCCAAAAAGCGTGATGTCGCACGTACAAGACAATCTTACGCTAGAGCGGTACGGCCTCGCCGACGTTAGGTTTATTTTGAAAGATTTCGCGGTCGTGAAAACGTACCGTTTCATAACGGGAGACTTGGACACTTGGACCGACCACGCTCTCGCCACAGACGAAGCAGAGGATGTATAATGCCCAGACCAAAAAGTGACAATGTGCGAACGCACGTGATGCTCACTCGTAGTCAGCATTCGCGTATCCAAGAAATGTCGTTGAAGACTGGCTACTCGATCTCAGAGATCATGCGCCGGGCGACTGACTTGTATCTTGCGAAAGCGGCCAAAGCCAGTGGCTAAATATCGCGGGGTACTTCTTGTACCCACAGTAATCGAGTTCGAGTCGGAAGGCTCAGAGAAGCATGTTACGGAGCAGGCGTTACGCATCGCTCGCGGCATGGGAAAGACTGACTCTGCCAAAGACCCCAACATGACTTACGAACCGAAGCTGATGGAAGTTTGCATCACAAGTGGGGAACCTCCCAAACCGGAGTTGGAAGTTGTCTACATCCCCGAACCAATCCGTGCATAAAAAAGCCCCCGCGAACGGGGGCAAGAGGCTACAGACGACGGCCATGAAAGATAAGAGAATAGACCCCATGACAGGTGTTGTAAAGCCCGAACTTCTTTCGGTGCATATCCGCCAATGCGTCGGAGGGAATCAGAATTCACGCAGTTACGTTCGCGGTGCGCTACACTTCTTGGAAAGGAAACCACCGAATCCTTTCATAGTGCCCCTCCTTAAAAAAGGATTAGAGAGATTTAATGAGCCAAATCAACGAACACAATCTTAACTTTGTGACACCGCCGACCATCGGTCGGTTCATGCTCGATGATTCATTTGTCAGGCTCATCATGGGTCCGGTAGGATCAGGGAAGTCGGCTGGTTGCTTCATGGAGTTGCTTCGCCGAGCGCGATTGCAGGAACCGGATCGCAAAGGAGTGCGCAGAACGCGCATGGCGATTATTCGTAACACGTTACAACAATTGAGACAGACATGCCTAGCCGACATCGAAATGTGGTTGAACCCTATTGCGAAATATCGAGTGACGGACGCTACAATCCAAGTGCGGTTCCCCCTCCCCGATGGCACGACAGTGGAAAGCGACTGGATGTTAATCCCCCTCGACACAAAGGCGGATCAGCAGCGTTTACTTTCTTTGAACCTGACCGGAGCGTGGGTGTCAGAATTCAGGGAAATCGAACCGAGCCTGATTTCAGCATTGAGCGGGCGACTTGGCCGCTTTCCTTCAAAGGCTATCGCCACACCGACTTGGTTCGGAATCGTCGCAGAGACTAACCCACCCGACGAAGACTCAGAATGGTACACGCTACTGGAAGTTGAACGTCCACCGAACTGGGCCTTCTACAGACAGCCGGGCGGCATCGACGCGGAAGCGGAGAACATTGACAACCTGCCAGATGGTTACTATGACAATCTGCTTGCGAATAACAACTCCGACTGGGCAGACATTCACGTGCATGCGCAGTACGGCAAATCACTCGGGGGCCAAGCAGTATTCCGCGCCTCATTCAAACCTGCCTTTCATATTGTCGACGCTGACGATCTGATGGTCATCGACCAGATGCCTATAATGATCGGGCAGGACTTTGGTAGGACACCTGCAAGCCTCATCGGTCAGATTGACAATCGGGGCAGACTCGTCATCTTCGACGAGATAACCTCAGAGGACATGGGCATTGAACAATTCGCAACGATGCTATTGCGACCGCTGCTGTACGAAAAGTACCCCGGCAAAAAGATTTTTATGGTGGCTGACCCGAAAGGTCGGGATAAAAGCCAGACCAATGAAGACTCGCCGTTTGATGTTCTGAAGCGTCTCGGCTTTGATGTATATGCAGCGCCAACGAACTATATCGACCCGCGTTTGCGCGCAGTCGAGCAGCTTCTACTGCATCAGGTCGATGGTGGCCCCATGCTCATGCTTAGTGACGCATGCTCCGTAACGGGCACTGCGATGAAATACTGGTATCGTTACCGGAGAAAGCAAACAGGTGTTCTGGAAGACAAGCCGGAAAAGACGCATCCTTGGTCGGATGTTGCGGATTGCCTTCAGTACATGGCGCTGTCGACCAATGCGAACTACCTCGGAAAAGTCATGCAGGCGATGAACCCCCCACCCCGACGACCAGTACCACCGAAGCGCGGCTGGATTTAGCCATGCTCGATGATCTCGCCCTCGATTCGAGCGGGTTCATTACCCCCAGTGTTGATATGGATAGCGACGTTGAATCCGCTCCCGCTGGCCCCTGCTCCTTCTGCCTGACGGTGCGTACGCCCGGCGAGGACGGTCAGTTGTTTCACTGTATCCAACACAGATTGTGTACTCGCGTCCTGTCTGGTCATAATCCTATGGAGAATGGGCAGACTCTCCTCCAGCAGAATCTCAGCTTTCTTCGTAATTCGTTTTCCCGCGTTCACATCCCCCGTAAAAGCGGCCTCCGCCTCCTTCATCATTCCGAGGAAGGTGGGGTTGATCTTCAACCTCTCCCACTGCGAAGCAGTGATTGAGTATTTCTCACAGACACTTTCAGGGTCGCTTAATCCAGCCGCCAGTTCCATACAGATGAGGGGAGATAGGTGGGCTAATTCCAGAATAGTGTCTTCAGGTACTATGTTCGTTGACATTTATTTGCTACCATTTGTTGACACTGGCGTAGGATAGCAGGAAAATCAGGCGTATGGCTACAGGCTCTCAGGGAATACCCGGACAAAACGACATCGACAACTATGGCGGTGGCGTGAATATGGGTGGCGGGCAAGGTCTTGTCCGCGTGATCTCCAATTCCGATCTCATGGAGGAGGAGCGCATTCAAGCCGAGGCCGAAGCGAACGCCGCCGAGCAAGACAAGCGCAACATTGAAAACTCCCTTGCCGCCTACATCCGATCACGCATGACTGATATGCGTAATTTCCGAAACGCCGAAGGAATCTCCGAACGTCTATTGGCCGCACTGCGCACTTATAAGGGCGAGTACGACCAGTCCACGCTGAACGCGATTCAGCAGTTCGGTGGCAGCGAAGTCTACGCCCGTGTTACATCGACCAAGTGTCGTGCTGCCACTGCCCTATTACGCGATGTGTATCTCGGTGCGGAGCGCCCGTGGGACATTGAGCCAACCCCACACCCCTCCGTCCCGACAGAGATCGAGGGTGACATCCAAGAACTCGTCAAGATCGAAGTTGCGACTATGATGCAGGCTGGTGCGCAGATCGACCAGCAGGCCATCACAGATCGCGTCAACCTCCTGCGCAAGAATGCTGAGAGAGCGGCCAAGAAGGTTGCTGTCGAGGAAGCCGACCGCGCTGGTGAACGACTTGATGACATGCTCACGGAAGGTGGGTTCTATGAAGCCTTCGCCGAGTTCCTGATCGACCTCCCCATTTTCCCGTACGCCTGTATCAAAGGGCCGACCGTTCGCAACAACGAGCAGACGAAGTGGGTCGAGGGCCAGCCAGTACGCCAGTCAGTTCCCAAGATGTATTGGGATCGTGTTTCGCCGTTTGACATCTATTGGTCGCCCGGCGCAGCACACGTCAAACAAGCTGATTTTGTTGAGCGGATTCAGTTGAGTCGCGCTGAACTAAGTCAGGTGAAGAATCTACCCGGATACAATACGGAGGCAGTCAATGAAGTACTAGAGCGGGCGCGGATGGATGGCCTACACGAGTGGTGGGACACCATCGACACTGAACGCGCAGAGATGGAAGACCGCGAGCGATGGGCAAGGACTGCCACGTCGTTGATCGATACCGCTGAATTCACTGGGTATATCTCAGGATTCATGCTTCTGGAATTTGGAATGACCGAGCAGGAAGTTCCAGACCCAACTCAGGAGTACCATGTCAAGGCATGGCTGATCGACCGCTGGGTCATCAAGGTTCAAATGAACC